CGATGACAAGTTATTTATATAGAATGCCTGCTGGTATTGCAGGTGATGTGACCCGGCGTGAAGTGGCTAAAATTGAAGCACAGATCATGGACCCGAATACTCCGGTAACGGTGTTTGGCGTTCCGGTTAAAATGGTTTCCGGAAAAATTAAACCTTTAGCTGCTTCTGGTGATACAATTTATGGTTTCTTAGTGCGTCCGTATCCGGTTGCAAGTGAAACGAATGAAGCTCTTGCAGTTGCTACACCTTCTACAGTATTGGAAGCGAATATTCTAAGAAGCGGTTATATGACCGTCAAGAGTACCGCCGGAACTGTAGTTAAAGATGCCGCAGTATATTTTAATGATACGAGCGGTAAAGTTGAGGGTACTACTGGTAATCCTGGGCAAACAGCTATTGCAACTTGTAAGTTTATGGGAGCAGCTGATACTGATGGTAATGTAGAGATTTCTTATAATCTTTAAGATGAATCAGTTTGATTTTTACAAACACTTAATGTAGGAGAAAAAAGATGCAAACTTTTGATAAAATAGTTTTAGATAGTACTGGCGCTTTTCTGATTAGTGAATTAGAAAAGCTTGATTTAACACTTCATGAGCCGTTAATTGCAGTTACATGGTCAAGAGATGTTGATTTACGTGAAGATGTAAGCATTGCAGATGATGCGTCAAGTTTCACAAATTCCACTTTTGCAGCTACTGGTGGATTTACTTCTACCGGCAAAAACTTTATTGGTCGGGATTCCAATGCTATTCCTGGTATTGGATTAGATATCGGAAAAACTTCTGCTCCTTTATTTTTGTGGGGTATGGAAGTATCTTATACCATTCCCGAATTGATAGCAGCTCAACAGTTAGGCCGTTCAGTCGATACTCAAAAGTATGAAGGTATGCAAAAAAAATATCAGATGGATATAGACGAAATGGTTTATATTGGCGATACAAGTCTTGTTCGGTATGGTCTTGTAAATTCTACGCAGGTGACGACGGGATTTGTATCAACCAAAGCTTCTGGCTTTACTCAATGGATTCCTTCCGCGCTTAATGGTTTTGTTGGTGCAACTGCGGATGAAATTCTAAACGATATAAATTCATTGATTCAGACCGCGTGGAGCAATGCTGCTTTTGTAGTATGCCCAAGTAAGTTGTTATTGCCTCCGGCTCAATTTGCCTATATTATTTCCCAGAAAGTTTCTACTGCTGGCAATATTTCAATTAAAAATTTCTTGGAAGATAATTGCATTTCCTTGAGTGTTAATGGCAAAAAGCTCGATATTCAACCCTTGAAATGGTTGACTGGACGCGGTGTTGCGGCTGGTTCGCCGTCGGCAGCTACTGATCGTATGGTTGCATATACTCAAGATAGAAATCGAGTTCGTTATCCTTTGGTTCCTTTACAGAGAACTCCTCTTGAGTTTAGAAGTCTCTATCATATTACAACCTATTTTGGAAAATTAGGTTGCGTTGAAGTAGTTTATCCCGAAACACTTCTTTATCGGGATGGTATTTAACCGAAAAATAAAAAGGAGACGGTTATGATAAAAATAGAATTGAAAAGACCGATAGAAAATCCCATTGAAAATAGAGCAATAATGCGGATTGGAGTTCATAATGTAAGCGAGGAGTTTTTAAGTCATTGGTTTATTCAAGGACTAATTCAGGACGGGGATATTAAAGTTTTGAGCCTTATCCCCAGTCCTGCTCCACTTGTTAAAAGTTCGGACTTGAGAGTAAGGGAGTCTGCAAGTTTTAATAGAAAACAACAACCATTTAAAGTAGAAGAAATTAATCCTAAACCTAAAATGGAAAATCCCTATCCTGAATTGACAGAAGTAGTTAAGGAAATTCAGATTGAATCTCCTGTTGTTGTAAACATAGATACTCAACCGGAGCTTGGTAAAGAAGAAGTAGTTAAAACAAAGATAATAAAAAGAAAAAGAATAAAAGAGGAATAAAAATGGCTTTTGATTTAATAGCATTCAGACAACATTTTCCGGAATTTTCCGAGGCTAATATACAAGTTTATTCCGATGCTTCAATAACTTTTTGGGCTGGAATAGGAGATTTACGATTGAATACGTATAGATGGGGCGATCTTTTAACTCATGGTTTAGAGTTATTTGTTGCACATCATGTATCTTTAGCAGCAGCCGAACAACAAGCGGCCTTAGTAGGTAACGTTGCCGGACAAGCAGTTAATCTTAAAAATAATAAAAGTGTTGGAGATGTTTCGGTTGGAATTGATAATCAAGCCATTATAAAGGAAGGCGCAGGAAATTATAATTTAACTTTATATGGAAGGGATTTTTTTGAGTTAGCAAGAATAGTTGGTGCAGGCGGTGATTTAGTATGACAGGTGCTATAGTAACGTTAAAAGTTAAAATAGACAATACTCTTAATCTTATTAAATCTCTTAAAAGTATTTCTAAAATGGACGTTCTTGTTGGCGTACCTGAGGAAAATACAAGTAGAGAATCCGGAGATGTTACTAATGCACAACTTGTTATGTGGCATACTAAAGGAGTTAAATCTAAAAAGATGGAGCAAAGCGGAAATGATGAAGGAAAATATAATATAGCGCAATCTGTTTATATTACTTCTAAAGGTTCGCCATTATGGAAGCTTCCGCCCAGACCAATTATTGAACCAGCCTTAGAAGCTGACGGAAACAAGGAAAGAATAGAAGAAGATTTAAAATTGGCGGCACAAGCTATGCTTGACGATAATTCTTCTGAAGCCGTTAGGGCTTTAAACGTAGCTGGTCAAGATGGAGTAAATATTATAAAGGCTTGGTTTGAAGACTCAAGAAATAATTGGCCGCCTGTTTCCGATAAAACTGTTCAATCCAGAATTAATAAACGATATAAAAGTAATAAAAAACGTAGAGAAGCAATGAAAGCTTATAAATCAGGGGAAGAAGGCATAAAACAAATTTTAGTCGATACCGGTCAAATGCGTAGTGCTATGAATTATGTAGTTGAGGTAGAATAATGCCTATAAATGTTTCTGAGTTAATGACTGATTTGGATTTTGTTCAATCTTATACTTTATTAAGATCGACCGGAGCTTTTGTTAGTGGTCGATGGGTTGAGAATGAAATACAAAAAATTTCAAGAGTAGGTATTATTTCAATAATGAGTTCAAGAGAATTAAGTTTTATGCCTGAAGGTGATAGAGTGTCTGCTGCAATTGTTATTCACGATAAAGAAAAAATATTTTTAACGCGTGCAGAGGATGAAGTTGAAGGCGCAGGAATATCAGATAAGATTTTATGGCGAGGAGAACAGTATAAAATATTTAAGGTAGATACTTATGCAGATTATGGATATTATAAAGCTATAGCTGAAAAATTATCAGGAAATTAAGAATGGCAGACACTTATCTAACATTAGAACAGTTTGAAAATTTTATGAGATCCTTAACTATGACTATGCTTGATTGGGATGAATCTAATTCATCCAGAGATGTTAGGATAGGTTGGCAAACTGAGGGTGCTCCTGCTGCTGGAATAGAACAAAATATCATATATCTTGAATGTTTTGAAATTGATAATCCTTATAACAGACTGAGAGAGGAAACACTTACTTATATCGAATCTCCAGAAATGTTTAATATGGAAACGAGTTATACGATAGTAATGCAAACTAATTTTATATTATATGGAAGCGATTCTTTTGAAAATGCGCAAAGAATAAGAGATCAAATATTTTACCCCGATAACAGATTGATATTATCAAAAAGTAATTTATACCCTATTCACGATATAGCAACTCCAAGGAGAATACCGGAATTTTTTAATGGTCAATGGTGGAAAAGAGTAGATGTATCGATTTTTTTTAACGAATTAGTTATTAGAGAACTTGAAGTTCCTGTAATTAAAAGCGTTGAAGTTTTCGTTGATGATTCTGAAAATAGTTTAATTGCAGATATTAACATTCCTTAAAGTGAGGTAAAAAATGACAACTTTAAATTTAGATTCAATAGTAGATGTTATAGTATTGGTTTCGCCGTCTTCCGCTCCAAGAGCTGCGTTTAACGAGTTGTTGATTTTAGGATCGACAGCAGTTATTCCTACAGTAGAGAGATTACGAGAATTTACATCTTTGGCTGATATGTTGACAGGTGGATTTGTAATTACAGATGCCGAATATATAGCAGCAGTTAAATATTTTTCTCAATCGCCAGCTCCTCAGATGGTATGGATTGGACGAAGAGACGATACGGCAAGTCCGCCTGAAGAAATTATAGATGCTCTTATTGCTTGTAGAGCAGCAGAAGCAAGCTGGTATCAATGTTATTCTGTAGAAGTAGTTACTAATGAAATTGAAGCAATTTCCGAATGGGCTGAAACGGCTGTACCTTCAACCGTATTTGTTTATAATTCGCAAGATGCTGATATTCCGACTTTAAATCCTGATCCGGATGATATTGCTACAACTCTTAAAGACTTAAATTATAAAAAAACGATGGGAATTTATAGCACTTCTGTTCATATTGCTTCAGGAGTAATAGGAATAGCAAATGGTTTAAATACAGGACTTGCGAATAGTGCTTTTACGATGTTTGGAAAGCAGATTGTGGGATCAGTGACAGAAGATTTAACTGCGGGTCAGCGTGCGATTATAGAAGCTAAAAATTGCAACCTTTATCTTTCTTATGCGAATTATTATTCTATATTTGGACCAGGAGTAATGGCCAATGGATATTTTTACGATCAAGTTTTAAATAGAGATATGCTTGTTAATGATATTCAACTTTCTGTTATGGATTTGCTTACTCAAAATCTTAAAATTCCACAAACAGAAGCCGGTATGGCTATGATTCATAATACACTCGTACAAGCTTGCCAATTGGCTGTTCAAAGAGGTTATTTGGGTTCCGGATATTATACGGGTATCCCTTTTTTAAATTTGAATACAAATGACCCGATGTTGAGCGGTTATATTATTCAAAGCCTCCCTTTGTCGGAGCAATCGGCTACTGATAGAGTTTTACGAAAAGCTACTCCATTTTATATTACTATTAAAGAGGCTGGTGCAGTTCATAGCGTAACTATTGAAGTACTTGTAAATGTATAAAATTATTTCTATTTGCACACATGTACAAATAGAAATTTAAATAAAAGTAGAAGGAGGTTTTACGATGGGACAATCAACCTATTCGTTTTTAGATTCGGTAGTGATTATTTCACACCCTATGCTTCCGATTCCTATTACAATTATAGGTGAAGGTGCAGGGCAAATAACGGTAAGTATGTCGGAGGTAAGAACTGAGCATAATGTCGCGGCAGATGGATCAGTAATGGTATCAAAACTTGCCGGGAATAATGGACAAATAACTATCGATGTACAACAAACATCGATAGCACATAAAAAACTTTTAGCTATGTTTAATATTTTGGTTCAGGCCGCTCCAAGTCAATGGGCTAATGCTGCAATGATAATAAAAAATATAACCGATAAAACTGGACAAATTTGTACAGGCATATCGCTTCAAAAAGTGCCGGATAAAACGTATGCAAAAGCTGGTGCTAATGTGTCTTGGACACTTATGGCAGCAGATATTGAGAGTTTAACAACAGTATGATTAGATTAAAGTTAGAGAAAAGGAGAAATTTTATGGATCGAACTAAAACTTTTGAATTAAAAGGCGCGAGATGGCAAGTTTCAAAAGTATCGGCTCTTGATGGATCTAATCTTATTAGGAAATTTACGAGCAGTGGTATATTAGATCCGCAAGAGTTTATTGCAAATATGCCGGACGAACAATTTAAGCCTATTCAAAAAATATTATTAAGCAGTATAGCAGAATTACAAACTATAAATAATTTAGAGGTTCCGATTCCAGTTGTTCTTCCGAATGGTACAATACATGGAATAGCATCCGATGATGCACTACTTCTCTTTGTATTAACGGCTGTATCTTTAGAATTTAATTTATCTGGTTTTTTCGACGAAGGCGCATTGAAGGAATATCGACAATTGATGCAGGATTTCAATGTGCCGAAGCCATAAATATTGATGGATTTGCTTTTGTACCTGTTGCGGCTGGATTCTGGAAACAACATGAACTTTGGGACGGTACTTATAATATTGACGATTTATTTGATATACATGAAATGATGTCGGTAAAAAACGAGAACGATAGAAGATTTAACGATAGGAATAAAGCATGAATGCTGATATGATTAAAAAGTATTTGGTCGGACTTGGGTTTGAGGTTGATAACACATCTTTTAGAAAATTTCAAGATGCCTTGCAAAATACCTCCGGTCAAGCTGAAAAACATGCAAGTGGTATGTCAAAATCTTTTATTAAAGCAGGAGCAGGAGTTGTTGGGGCTATGTCTGCAATTATGGCGACCACTTATGCCCTTCTTAATAGTTTGGCTAAAGCAGACCTTGGATATACAAAATTATCTATGACCATGTTTATGGCTAAAGATCAAGCTAAACAGTTTAGTATTGTAACAAAAACTATGGGTGAATCGATAGAAAATATTCGCTGGATTCCTGAGTTGCAAAAACAATATAAAGAATTAATGATGACAGCTAAGAAAATGGAATTGCCAAGAGAGTACGGCGAAAATATGAAAATGTTTCGCAGCGTAGGATTTGAATTTACAAAGTTAAAAGTAGAATCTGTTTATGGATTACAATGGATCGGACACAATATCATTAAAAATCTTATGGAACCAATTATGGGTTCAAAAAGTAGTTTTGCTAAATTTAATGAATATTTGATTGAGAATATGCCGAAAATAGCTAAAAAAATAGCTGACGTACTTTCACCTATTATTGGTATTATTATGGATTTTGGGAAAGCTATATGGGAGGCAGTAAAAGCAATCGGCGATTTGTGGCGGGAAATGTCGAGCACAGATAAAACTTTATTGGTTGCCGGATTAGTGGCTATAGGTTTTTATTTAGCCCCTATCACGGCTGGATTTATTTCGGCTCTTGCGGCCGCAAGCGAATTTACGGCTTTTTTTGAAGGTAAACAAACTTTAATACCTTCAGAAGTATTAGCCGGGACATTGTTTCTTGTAAATATTTTGGTTTTAGGACTTCAGTCTGTGCTTGCAATTATAAAATCTATTGCGACGGAAGCTTCTGCATTATTGGCAAATGCAATGACCGGAATTACTTCAATTTATCAAGCTGTAAAAACAAAATCTTTTTATCCATTAATAAGTGGAATAGCTTCTATTAAGAATGTCAATGAGCAAAAGGAAAAGGATCTTTTGGCGATTTGGGATAAAGTTGCGGGATTAGACAAAAAAAATACTGATGGACGACCTCAATGGCAAATGGCGGGTCTTTATGGAATGTTAAGTGACAAGACGATGAAAAATGTTAGGATGACAGGAGCAGAAAGAGAGGAGAGAGCTGCATATTGGGATAAATATAAAACCGAGATGCCTGGAAAAAATGGTGAGGTTACATCGGGTAAAAGGTCTGCCGGTCTTAGATTTGCAATTCCCGCAAGATCAAAACAATATGGATCGGCAGGTACTTTGACACAAGAAGATGCTTACGGTATGGCTCTTGAAATATCTGCGAGAAGTGGAGTAAATCCAAATTTTCTTTTTTCGCAAATGATGGGTGAAAGTGGTCAACTTAAAAATTATAAAGGCAGATTCAATCTTGGAAATTTTGCTGTACCAGGCTCACCTGAAGACACGGCATTTACAGATTTTGGTTCTAAAGAAGAAGCTATAGAATACGCTTCTAATCAATTTAATAAAAATTGGAGTGAAGCAAAAAATGCAAGAACTCCACAAGAGTTTGCACATATTCTTAAAACGACCGGTCGCATTGGCGGCTATTATACAGCAAGTGAATCAGATTATGGAAATATGTTGATGGACCCAAAAAATCAATATGGCGGCGGAAATGGAACTGTTAATAGTGGCAATACTATTACTATCAATATAAATGGCGCAAAAAGTCCTCAAGAAACCGGTAAGGAAGTTAAAAAAGTTATGACTACGCATTTTGGGTTGCGCGTACCTTCTATGAATTTATAAAGAGAGTATAAATGAATCCTCAATTAAGTTTAGTGGATGCTCAATATTTTCTTTGGAGAGTAATATCAAGGGCTAATGTTTCGCCATTAAAGGCCGGATATACTCCAAATGATCAATATGCAAAGCAAATAGCATTAAATAATGCTTCTGTTTCTCCTTTAGAAATAGAAAAAAAGGCGTATCATCCTAAAGCATGGGATAATCAAGAAACAAGAGCATTATGTTATATAACAGATGTTGATGGAACTGATTATTTTTTTGACGGTGTCTTTAAAATAGAACACTCCTCAACGAGAAGATTAACTATGCATCCTGTACAAACGGGGGCAAATATATCCGATCATTCTTTTCAAATTCCATCAAGAATTACTATGGAAATCGGTGTTTCTGATTCAATGGATATATATCGAAATGATTGGCGAGGAAATTCTCTTTCAAAATCTGTGAACGCTTATCATCAATTAAAAAAATTACAGGATTCCGGTGAACCCCTAACAGTTTATACGAGATTAATGAATTATGAAAATATGGTCATCGAATCTATTACTACTCCAGAAGATTATAAAACATTATATAGCATGAAAGCTTTAATCTCTTTTCAGCAGATAATAACAGTTACTTTAGCAATTATGAAATATAGCGTTTCGGCTCAAACAACTATAGAAACAATTAAAGGAGCACAGCAACCGGCTACTTCTGGATTAAATCCTTATAGATCGAATCTTGCTAATCTTGTCAAAACTGGAGGATAATGAATGGCGGATAGATATTGGATAGGCGGGTCGGGAAATTGGAGTGATACAGCTCATTGGTCGGATACTTCTTCATGGGGTTTATATCCTGAAGAGGGAGTTGGCGGATTTAGCTATCCGATAGATGGTGATTGTGCGTTTTTTGAAGGCTCTTATTTTGAAGATGCGATCGTATCATTCGATGTTGATATAGTATGCGATACTATTTATGGACTGGAAAAGCTTAAAGATTATCCACTTATAATAGATTCTAACGGAAAGAATGTGACATGTTGTAGTGGATTGTGGTCAGAATTTCACATAGGAAGTGTATGTATAAAAGAATTATCTATTATAGATTCTATTTTTTTTATAAATATTTTTATAATTGAAGGCATAGTGAATGTATTTGCAACTGGGTCCTCTATAAATTTAAAATCATTACCTGGAGAAAGTTCTTTGCCCGCTTATTTCTCGTCAACTGAGGGAGGTATATTTAACGACATAAACTTTGATTTTGCGGATATTGACGATTGCGATGTAAAACTTATATATCAAGATGATATTACGTTTAATAATGTAACTGTCACTCCAACTTCAAATTTAAATCCTAATATTTATATAGGAAATTCCGCTGGAATTGAGGAAAAGAAATTGACTTGTAACAATTGGGCATTATCCGGAGATGCAGATACAAATTTTATTATTAATTTAAATTCAGCAGATTATTTTTGGGTGATTTCGTCGTAAAAGGAAAATATGGCAACAAGATATTGGATAGGTTCTGGAATCAATTGGAGCGATCCTGCTAATTGGTCTGAGACAAGTAGTGGTGAAGGTGGTGCTTCTGTTCCTTATGAAACGACAGATACCGCTATTTTTGATGGAAGCTCTTTTATAGAACCTGATTTTGAAATTTATGCTACTGATGTTACAATAGAATGCAATATCGTAACTGAAGAAGCTTTACCTTTTTGTATTCGTATTGGTCTTGACGGATATATTGGTTTGCAGAATGAAGTTTATATTTCCAAAATTGTCATAGAAAATAATGGTGGTTTAGAATCAAATAATTATGATATATCTACAGATGATTTAGAAATTTATTCTGGTGCTGTAGTAAATTTAGGAAGCTCTGATGTAGAAATCGATTCTTCCGGCACTTTTGATATAGACGGTTCGGGTGGGCAAATAACAATAACTGGTGGAGTTTTTATTTGGTCGGAAGGTCCCACTATTAATGCTGAAAGTTGTACTTTTTTAAATTGTTCTGCTCAAGGCGGAGCTACCTTTAATGCTTTATTGATTAATAATAATGTTGATAGTGGCGGAAATTTAGGTTGGATATTTGATTCTGCTTTAAAGCCTTTTACGATTTATCAAAGTTCCGGAATTGTAAATGTCGAAGGTTGTGTTTTAAAAAATAGTATTGCAGAAGGCGGCGCAACATTTAATGCTTTTACTTCATTAGGTAATGTAAATGGTGGATATAATACCGGTTGGATATTTGAGGGAGAACCTTTTTTGATATTAAATATTGATGATACTATAAGTATCGTCGATTCTTTTACAAAACTTAAATCTCTTGTTTTGCTATCGATAGGAATAGGTTCTTTTTCTCAAGTAATGCTTGTTGGCAGTTCACAACAAATTCAAGCAATTGGATATTATGATGATGGATCAAATGCTATTATCACTCAAGAAGTTACATGGATTTCATCAAATACGGCAGCAGCGACAATTGATTCTGGTGGATTGATTGTTACTTTAGCGACTGGAATTACTTTTATAACTGCTTCGTTATCAACTCCTTATGGTTTAATTTACAGTAGAGTAATGTTGAAAATAGAGCAATTGACCTCTTCTTTAGATGCGGAAACGGCTGTTTTTCAACAAGTACCTTTAAAACCCGATCCTAATCAAACATTTAATTGTGTACTGACAGTCGATGGCAGAAATATAGATTTAACTTTTAAACTACGTTGGAATGCAGAAGCAGGATATTGGGCAATGACTCTTATTGATTCAACTACCGGTAATTATTTAGTGGATGGAATTCCTTTAATTGTAGGAGTTCAGCCCACAATAAATTTACTTCAGCCCTATGGATATCTTGGTATTGGAAGTTGCTATATTATAAATGTGAGTGGAGTTGCAAGTGA